ACCTTAGAGTTATTTTTAATATAAGATTCAAATAACCCTTTACCATCTTTACTAAATCTTTTTAGAAGAAGTTCTAATGCTTGGTCTGAACCTATGGGTATTCTTTTATCTCTTAACTTGTTGATAAAGTTAGTAAAATCAACTGGTCTTATATCATTGAGTTTAATACAATGAGCCTTTCCATCTACAATACCTACCACAAAAACATATCGAGCATTATCACCACTTTTAGTGATAGGGTCTCCACCTTTATAGGTAGTAATCCGATAGATATTCCTCGGTCTAATTTGAGAACGAGGAACTCTTTTTTCGGGTCTTAAAAATGCTTTATATTCTCTCGTATGAGACATCTTATAGTTTCTTTATTGTTGGTAATTTTAGTTCTACATGTTGTTGAACCTTTGCATACTTGTTAAGTATCTCACCTAACTTAGTTGTCATCTTATCTAAACTGAAATTCTTTTGGATATTAGTTTTTAATCCTTTAGAATCTTTTTCATACTTCTTGTAATTTTTGAATACATCAAAAATCTTCTGAGCTGCTTTAGAATAATCTACTGTGAACCATTTAGATTCTTTTAATAAGAACTTATTCTGAGCAGATGGATGAACGGGTGTTAATTCCCCTTCTAAGAAAACAGTATTTTCTTTTGGTAAGAAATCAACATGACCACTCCAATTAGAAACTAAGATTGGTTTACCCGTTGTAGCAAACTCTGCAAGTGGTCTACCATATCCTTCACCTTTAGTGAACATCAACATTGCCTTTACTTTTTTATCGTTGTAAAGAGAGTTTAATTCACTTTCTGATAAATCACCAAATACTAAATGAATTGGTGGGCACTTTTCACCATACTCTTTGGTTACTTGTTTGATTTTATCTGCTACAATTTCTCTTTCACCTACCGAGAATCCTGCAGCAGATGTTTTTAAGATTAGACCAGGCTGTTTATCTTTAGGTAGGTCTTTGAATACAGTACAGAAAGTTTTGATTACCATACCCGTATCTTTTCTATCTTGTCCTAAATTACCTTGTAACCAATGTCCTACATATAAGAAATTAAAATCGGTATCAACTGATTCTAATATGGATGGGACTGGTTTACTATTGAATACATCTAAGTTAACTCCTTCGAATAAAACCTCAATAGGTGTATTAACTTTTAACTCACCAACTGGTTGTTGAGTATTTTTATCTACTTGAGTATAAATGGTTTTAATAAGAGTATCTTTGGTAAATTCAGATGGTGTAATAACCAAATCCATTAAGTTAGAACCTTGAATGAATTCTTGGGGTGCAAGTGTAGTTTCTACTCCTGCAGTAATTCCAATGTTATACTTACCAACTTTCTTGAACTCATTTGCAACTGATACTTGAATAAAAATATCTGGTTGTTTGTTTAGTTGAGTTACAATGTTAGATAAGATTTTTTGTCCAAATTCAGTTTGTGGGTCTATCTGGTCTTGAGGAGTATTTCCCCAACGAGTAGGTACAATCTTTACCTCATACTTATCTAAATCGAAAAGTGATTTGAGAATATCTCTACTATGGTCACCATACCCACTACGAGTTGCAATTGGTGCCTGAAATAATAATAATGGTTTACTCATTTTCTAATTCTTTTATTCTGTTTTCTTCCTCATTTCTCAAACATCTTTGAATGGAAATTTCGGTTAATTTAGTTATTTCTTCTATCTTCTCTGGTTCATGTGGTGAGTTGAAACACTCAAATCTTGGAGATTCAACTTCGTTATCTTGAAGAACGATGATATGATAATCTTCGTTTAAATCTTTCATACCATGAATCGCCTTACGAGATTCATTTACTTGATTGGTAGTCCAATAACCAGGTACTCTGATAATAAAGATTGGTTTACCCATTATCTAAGTTTATAAACGTTAAACTTTTTCTTAGGTTTCCAATTCTTAAAGGTGGTTTCAATTCCTTCCACAAGTGTACCACACATGTTTTCACGATTTAATCCCATTTCCCCCATGAATTCTTTTCTACCTTCTAAACCGGCTTCTTTTCGTTCTTGTGGTGTTTTATCGTACCAATATCTGATTGCATCAGCTACTTCATAGATATCTACCTTATCATCAATGATATACGGAGTAGGAACCGAACCAACCATAGTTTGAACACGAGACCAGACTGGTTTTACCCAAGAACCATGGGTTACTTTATCTTCCCATTTTCTCCAATCATGTAGAGAACCAATTTCAATATAATCTTCTGCCGTTAAATACTTACCATCTACTTTGAATCCACATTGGTCTTGTAATCCACCGGTAACATTTACAATTGATGGAGTACCTGCCATAACTGATTCTGCAGTTACTAAGCCAAATCCTTCATTACCAGCGATGTTGATTGTAACATCTGATAAGTTGTATAGGTAGTTTAATTGTTCTTGTGATACTCTATCTGTTGAAAATTTGATATCACATTTAGGTGCAAGTGTTTCAGCAACTTTATACAAATCTGTACCATTTTGGTCTACTGGTGCAGTGTGCATTATCAAACAAACTTTATCTTTATCTTCTTCAGGTAACCCATCTACGAATTTAGAGAATGCCCAAATAACATCTGATGGTTGTTTACGTTTAATATTTCGATTCATCCAAAAAAGAACAAACTTGTAATCTTTATCACCCAAAACCTTTTTCCTAAAATCCTCGGGTACATCTGTTGGTTTGTATAAATCTGAATTGATACCATGTGGTACATAAGATACCTGCCAATCTTCTAATGGCTTGATTGTTTCTGAATCTATTTTACCTACACGATTTACGATACCATAAGTTTGTCTTGAGATACACCCCAACCAATCACATGATTCGTAGTAATCTCTATTATATTTTGGGTCTGGTAAATCATCCCAAATATGGTAGAAAAGGATTGGAATGTTTTGTCTTAATTCCGCCTCCATTTCGTATAACCATCTCCAATATCTTGGGTCTGTGAAGTGTAAGATTGCATCAGGTTGATGTCTCATAATAAGTTCACGAAGAATGTTTGCATCCCCATAACCACTCCAAGGAATAATTTTAAGAGAAGCATCTTCGATACCACTAATCTTACGAGCATCTTCACCCAAATCAAATTCCTTTCCTTTTTCTGGATGGTCTACTGCTGCTCCTAATTGTACCCAATCATAATGTTCAAAAGTACCAAAAACTAAATCTTTTGATACTGTTGCGATTCCTGATGACATACGTAAATCATCGGATAATAAAAGAATTTTCTTTTTCTTTCGTTCTTCTGCCATTTAATTAAATTTAAAATTGTGAACCACTCGGTTCTAATTCTGTGTAGTTGTTTATTTCGTTTCTAAAAGTCTCATCTTCGATATATTTGTTTACCGAACGATTTACTAATTTCTGTAATGTGATGTTTGAATCAAACGAAATTCTTTTAAAACTAGAGTATAAATTTTTTACAATCTTTACCGTAGTTAATTTAGTTTCTGCTTTATTTGTCATAACTCTCCTATTGGGTTTTTATTTATATACAGATATAAATATATATCAATAGGAAAAACGGAAAAATTATTTCCAAAGAGAACAAAGTTTTCTGGTTTTAAACTCACACCAATCACATTGTTTACCTTTGTTGGGAGGAAACACTTCTTGTATTACTTGACCTTCATCACCGTAAACAGAATCAACAAATCCTTTGAAATCATTCCATGCACGATTTACTGAAGGTTTACCATTTGCAGGTACAAACTTAGAAATTCGTGGGATTGGGAAATCAGCACCTTCGTATAATTTTCGTTTAAGAATTTGATATTCTACTTTAATCTTATCTAAAGGAATTCCATACTTATCTGAATAAAATTTCTTATACAATAACATTTGAGAGATTTTAGTCTTATCTGCTTTCTGATATTTGTTCCAACCTCGTGTAGATGTTTTTAAATCAATGATAACATATTCGTTGGTAGTTAAATCTTCTAAAAGAATATCAATGAACCCAATAAAGTTAACACCAGGTTTTATCTCAGCATTTAATCTTTGTTCAATTGCAACCAATCTCCAACCACTCTTAGCATAGAGACTATCTAATTTGTTTCGGAAGTATTCTAATATCTTTACACCATCTTCGTAGAACTCTTGTAGTTCTTCTTTAGTACATGGGTCATCCTCACCCATCTTTTCTTTCTCTTTCTTAAAATGTTCTACAAGTTTATCTTGTAACATTTGTTCAAGATTGAGTTGAAGAGCCTGTTTCTTAGTGACATTATACATGACATCCAAAAAGTGTTGGATCACTTCGTGCATGCTTGACCCGAATATGAGGTGAATGTTAGCATTTGAGATACCTAACTTATCTATATAATTTAATTTGAATTGTTCTTGGCATGATGAATACATACCAAACTGAGAGTAACTTACTCTTGCCATATAACTTGTGTTTTATCGTTTACTATGTAAAGATACGAAAAAAGTTTGGAATATCCAAACTTTTTCTATTAAACTTTCAATTTTAACTTGGTGATTTGTTTTTTATCTACACCATATTTCTCACACATGTATTTGATATTTTCTCTACCTTCTCGTGTTGAATAAAGTATTTCACAATATTCTTCTGCTTCTCTGGAGGAACATTGGAAATCTCGTATGATTAACTCGATTAACCATTTCTCGTATTTATCCACACCCTTACCTTTGACATACTTTAAAAAGTATCTCCCCTTTGGTAAAAGGCCAATCATAGCAAGATATAATTGTTTTGGTTCTAAAGTTTGAGTTAATGGTTGTATTTCTGATAACAATTCAACCCAATCTGGATTCATAGAAAGAAATCTATGTACCATAAAATTAGACCAGGTTTTTTTATCAGCATCTTCTAATGTATCCCAATACTTTGGATTTTGTTCTTGAGTTATTGCTTTTATATGGTCAAAAAGTGTTTTTGGTTTAATTTCACTCATTACAATCACATTTTGGGTTCTGACCACATGCACATTTTGTGGTATCATCCATAATTGGTATTTCTTCCATGTTTAACTTAACAAATTCTTGATATAATTCGTACGATTCTTTGTGCATGTTACATGCCTCTTTTCTACTCTCATCAATATGTACCGAATATACATCAATTACTTGAGCATTTAAACTACCATCAGTAATATCAGTATATTCTCTATGTACTATTTGATAATCATCAAATTCTTTAGGTATAGCATTTAAAAATGATTTATAATCTTTTATAGTCATGTTATTATTGTTTTTTCTGTAATTCTTTTGGTAATAATTCTTGATTAATCTCACCACAATCTCCACATAAGTAAAGTTCTACTGGTATGATTGCATCTTGAGGTGTTCCAGTTACCAACTTGGAAATCTTTAAGAACTTAGTTCCTGGTATAAATACAGTTCCTCCACATTCTTGACAAGTCATTTCAGTTGCTTTGGATAAATCGATTTTTGGTTGTTGTGGTTTAATTTCTGCCATTTTTATGTTTGTTTAAGTTATACAAAGATACAAAATTATTTTGGAATATCCAAAAGTTTTATAATATTTTTAACCACGCCTTTACCAACTTTAACTTTGTGGTAGGGAATGTTGTGTTTTATTAGAGTATTCTCAATTTCTTTATCCAATTTTTTAGATTCTTCTAAACTTTGATATCGTTCTTTATCATTATGAACTCCATTATCGCTACGTTCCAATAAAATGTTAATTGAATCGTACTGATTATGAATATCTAAGACTAACTTATCAAAATGTTCTGAATTATATAAAGTGGCTGGATAAGAGGTTCCTTGATACACACTACGATACACGAGAGAAAGAATTATAGGTGAATCCAATACAATGTAATCAACTTTACCAAAACTCTTTACAATCCCTCTATGTT